TTACGACAAATAAAAAAACAGAAAAAGTAAAGTAATAAAAAGCCCACCTGCTCGGTGGGCTTTTTTGTTTATACTTATCTAATATGCTTACAGAACATCCTGATGACGATAATGACGATATAAAGTTTTATGCGGTTACAGTAATATTCAGCAGATTTTCTATGTCTAAAAAACAGATAATAAATCTTGCTATAGAATGTTTTGCTTCAGAATATGAGCTAAAGAAAGACAAGATTATTATATATTTTGATACAGATACATATGCTCATACGTTCATAAAGTTTATGAACGATTATCTAAAGAAGAAGAAGAACGTATAATACTATATCCGTTTATTGTATCCAGATTATTTATCAGTGCCACTCTTAGCGTCTGGTGGCTTACACCAATATTTTTACCAGTTTCACGCAATGTTTCATAATATATCTCTTCATCACCTTTCTTGAATAATAGATTGGTATGAAAAAACTCATCATTGCGTTTGCCACTAAAATATTCTTCCCAACTAAGGCCATCTATTCTTTTGCCTTTATAGCACCAATGCTTTATTTCTACACCCTGCCTGAACATAGCAGATATAAGGCTTTCTGAGATGTTTATTTTGGCGGATAAATCTTTTCTACGCTGTGCTAATGGTATTTCCTGACCATTTATTGTATTGATTATATATTGGTTCTGCATACGCTGCCACCAAGTTAGATTGCCATCGCAACGCATAGGATGTACAACCTTCTTCCATTTTCTGCGATGTGTATCAATAATATCGCCATAATCACTTCTTCTGGCACAGTTGAACTTATCTGCTAATATTTTTAGTTGCTCAAGTTTTTCATTTCTAAAGCCAATAGGCTCCATTGTCTTTTCTTCCACAGATACATTATCATCCCTGCTGATACACATATAATAAATGCCACCACCAAATAATATATGAGCAGTAGAGTTTCCTGCTTTTATTGTTTCTATATAGTTGTAATGTTCTACGGCATCTTTTTTGATGCGTAGTACTACAGGTATATAAACCTTCTCGTATCTTGGACCATCAGCATATTTCATATTGATATATATGATTGCCGATTTGTAAAGTAGTTTTTATATTTTACCCTATTGGTGGAGGAAATGGTACTATAGAAGCAGAATATACTGTATCAAACTCTTCTTTTGGTATTTCTACCGCATTATATTCTTTTAGTATATCAAGGGTTTCTATGTCTGCGGCACCATAATAAATGTATGGAGGGTCGCTGACAACATATCCAGTTTGACTATTTTCTGGTAAAATAGCATCTGGTCCTATTGCCTCGCCAAGCGATATTGGCTTTAGATTGTATGTAAAATATTTCATTCTGGTAGTTCTGGTTTTTTGTGCTGTTCTATAAATGCTATGGCTGGATTATCTATGGCTTTTGATTGCCATAATGCGTCAAGATTGCCTACACCTATTCTGCCGTGAGCAAGTATTTCTTCCTGCGATTGTCTTGCTAAACGCAACTGCCAATATTCTTCTTCACCAGATTGTATCTGTTCGTATGTATATTTTGGCATATCACTGAATAAACGATATAATACATTCCATTCACGCACTTGATTTTCCAATCCTAACTCCATCTCTTCCAAATCAATGCCTAATAGTTCTTTTTCATCAGCATCTGTTGTTGCTGATATTTTCTTTAGTAGTTTTCTTTTTTCCACCATTTGACGGCGTAAGTTGAACGTGCGAACCTGAAGTTCCAATACACATTGAGAATACTGTCTTGGTTCAGTATCGTGCTGTCCAACAACAAAGTGTTGTATTTGATAGTTGCTGCGTGCTTGATTGATGGCGTGAAACGCAGCTTCTAACTCGGTTCTTTTTTCTCCTACAATTGTGTTTATTTGATAGTCCATAGTAAAATATTAGCAAAAACCCATTGATTGTGCTTTTGCTACGGTTTTGTTCATAGCCGATATTGTTGAAGCGGTTTCACTGGAAAAAGGAAACTTATATGCAGTTGTAACCTGACCACCGGAAGATCCACCTAAAGTATATCCAGTGGCTGAACTGCTCATACCAGAAGATTGTTCAACGCTATTGGTGCTTACTGTTGATGATGTATCTGTTGCATAAGTTACCTTTGCCCAAGTAGTCAAAGCACTGCTTGCAGCCAAAAACCCTTTTGTAGATATAGGACCGTTGATGCTACCAAAATTTCCATATGCTTTTGCTGCCGGTAATACCAAAGAAGCATTGTTTGCACTTGTTTCTGTGCTAAATGGCATCTTATCCACAAGTGTTCGCCCAACAAATCCACTTGTAAATCCACCTAGATAAATTGCCGCACTATCCGAACTTACTGTCATTCCACTGTCTCTTCCAGTGGATAAATTTGCACTGGTGAGTGCTGCGGTTGTATCGTTGCTGTATGGTGTTTTGTATGCTTCTACTTTATTCAGTGATCCGCCAGGATTACTGCCACCATAACTATAAATTGCACTAGTATATACAGCAGCCATAATACCTGATCTTGCTAATGGTAATGCAGCAGATGCGTTACTGGCCATTGTATCGTTGCTGTGTGTTAGTTTATTGGCACTGGTTTGCGGATTACCTGTGGTATCATATCCTCCAATACAATATGCTATTGTGTTGTTGCCACCACTTGCTCCTTGTGCTCTAGGCCCTGACAAGTTGGCGGAAGTTTGCGCAGACGTTGTTTCACTTGAAAAGGTGGCCTTGTCGGCTGTTGTAACAGGACCAGAAGTTCCACCAACGCTAAATCCCTTGCTGTCTGTGCCATACCAAGTAGGTGCTGCTGCCGGTGGCCCCATTGGATTGACACTTCTTAGTGATAATCCAAGTTTATATGCTAGTCGTTGATATTTTGTGCTTCGTAGCATATATTATATCTGTTCTCTACCATATAATACAACATTGATAGATGCTGTTTGCGAGCATTTCATTGTTATTTTTTCATTATGAGAGCCAGTTACACTATTCAGTACAAATGGAACTTTTGGTGATATTTCAAGCACAGAAGAACCGCTGATGCCTTCACTCAATCTTTGTAAAGAAAATGAAGCACTGAAACTTGCTGTAGGAACAGTGGCAGTAAATGGAAAATACATTTGCACAGATTGAACCGTGTTTGTATAGTTGTAAAACCACATCGTGGCTATTTCAGCCGATTTGCTTGTGGGTGCCGTATATACAATACTTTCCGTAGCGTGTAGTATTTGACTTGCTAGTTGTTTTATATCTGTGTATGCCATATAAATCCTTTTATCATAAGTATCTTTGTAAAATCATAAACGTATGTTATGGTCCGCTTATTTTTTGTATAAAAATAGAACCAGAACCACCCGTACCACCATTTGAGCCGGCACCAAGCCCAAATCCACCAGAACCTCCATTTGCTCGCACTATGCCATTGTTTGTATATGAACCAGCATAAAATAGTGATATAGTTCCTCCTCCGCCTCCGCCGCCTCCACCAATACTGCTTGGAGGATTAGTTCCTTCTGTTCCATTATCTCCATCTGCTATTATTTGACCTGTATTTGTTATAATAAGATTACCACCGACTATCATAACAATATTTCCTCCACCATTGCCACCATTATCTCTATAGTTTCCATTTATGGCACTTCCTCTACCACCTTTGCCTCCTCCACTATATTTTCCAGCCACACCAGCATTTGCTGGATATAAACTATCATAATAACCTCCTCCACCTCCTCCTCCGCAAGAAGTTGATGAAGCATTTCCATTTCCAACAACACCGGGACTACTTCCTGCTGCTCCTGCCGCACCACCATTTACTGTTATAACTCTTTTGTCTCCTTTTGTTGCCCATATATATCTTTGATTTGCTTCAGCATTTATCGCATCTGTTCCAAGTCCAAGCATAATGCTGCTTGATGCTTGCTCTGAGCCGCTGATAGGGTCTATTCTATATATTTCTATATTGTTGCTGCCTGTTCCTACATATGACCTTCCTTTCATACTTATAGAACCGCTGACAATACAATCTCCTTGACAATATATAATCAAACCAGAACAGGCTGCATTTGGTCCAATACCAAATGCTTCACCAAGGTTCATAGATGTAAAGTTCAATACTTTAGCATCACCAAAAGCATTTGGAGTCCAACCTGAACCAGTTATACATATACCATCCGAACCATTACCAAAATAGTTCTTTGGAGTAAATGTTATTCTTTCACGAGAATATCTTCTTATTGCTGTAGAAAACATATTTTATATTCCGGTATAAGACCATATAGTATCCATATCCATAGTTACTACAGGAATATTTAGAGCATAACTTGATGTTGCTGAAAAACTGGAAGATACAGCATAACTGGATGTTATAGCATAACTTGATGAGATAGAACCACTTATAGTTCCATTTACAAATAACGAACCTGATATGCGAACACTTCCTGTGGCAAGAATATCACCAATAAATGTATGTAAATCATTGGCATTATCTCCAAAGATATTGCTGCCAGAAGCATACATATAACTTGCTGTAATGCTTGTGAGTAATGCGTTGCTTGATGTAACTTGACCAAACGTTACATTATTTGCTGTTGTAAATGCTTCACCGCCACCATTGCTCAACTGGAACGAACTGCTTATTGTTCCGCCGCCTCCACCACCTCCACCAGCAGCATTTAGTGCATATGAAGCAGTAAGTGCCATATTAGCATAACTTGCTGTGCCTTCTAATGAACCAGTTATTGAGCCACCAGTTACAACCAAGTTTCCAACAATATCAACTCCTGCTGGCTTTATGCTGAGTATGTTTGTATATGGTTGAGAAGAGACCTTGAATATATGTCCGGTATATACAGTATCATCTACTTCATAATAAAAGCCGCTGGGATCAGCATTGCCTATACTTGTTTGGCGAGTATTTGATGAGTCCCACCAAGTTAGTGTTGGTTTATTGCTATTTCCCTCAAAGATTACTTTTTCTCCATTTATACCAGTAAATGCTACACTATTATATGAATTCTGGATAGTTAGAACAAGGTCAGTAGATGGAAGGCTCTTGATTGTGCCGACTGTAATTTCATTACTACGCAATGAACCAGTGATTGACTCTATTTCTGCTGATGAACCACTTATTACACCAGATAATCTTGTTCGTATAGTATTAGTACTACCAATAACTGTTTCATATGCTGAAGCACTGGCATAACCACCTATGGCGATTGACTCTTCTCCAGTTGCGGTTGCATAGTCGCCTATAGATATTTGAGTATTATCTGCTGCACTAACTTTGCTACCTCGTCCTATTGCTATATTGAGTTGGCCAGTAAATAATCCAAGATTTTGTGAATTATCTGTGCCAATGAATATATTATCATTTCCTCCAGCAGTTGCTAAAGTGCTTCCAGACAAAGCATTTTGACCTATTACAATATTTCTCAAGCCATTATTTTGGAATGGCATTGGTCCTATTTGTACAGTTCCTCCAGAAACATCTTCACCAGAAGGAATATAAAGATTTCTTCCAGTTATAGAACCGCTGACATATAAATCATTTGTATAAATGCCATTTGATGCTGTAAGTTGTGTTACTTCATTGCTGTTTATCCACAATGAACCACTTTTTACAATTATTTGACCATCTACTGGAGATACTATTCTAACATCGTGCAGTTCATCCAGTTCATATCCATTCTGTATTAGAGTGAATATACTACCATTACCAGCACCTACTCTTGTTACTATACCGGCATATACAAGATGTATTGGTGCTTGTGGCTTTACGTTTGTCAGTTGTCCAGAAGATGTAGATACATAAAGAAGATCACCAGCATTATACATTGATGTATTTATGTCTTTTACTAATCCGCGAGTGCTTACATATCCACTTTGAGCAGAACCGATGCTTTCAGCCACAATGCCAAGTGTGCGTGCGGATGTAGCATCTGATGTTGCTGCTGCTCTTTTGACTGCTATTCTGTCGGTGGCTGAACCAGAAGCATATACAACTTCACCTTTATTTAGCGTGGTTGCTTCAGCATTATATACATATGCTATTTCCTCAAAGCCGATTGGAAGATTTACATTTCCTCCAAGCAATCCAAGTTTCAGCGTTCCAAGGTCGCTGTTCCAAGTAAGTTGTGCCACAGCATCTGTAGCATTTACTGTTTGAGCAAACTGGATATAAGAACTGCTTGCATCACCCAGCAAATAACTTGCGGTTGTTGCTGTGCCACCACTACCACCATTTAGGGCATAACTTGCGGTGATGGCATAACTTGCTGTACCAGCAAACTGGCTGGTATTTGTTATACCCGTAATATTATTCCAATCTATGCTGGTTGGAGTTGTGCCACTTGTTCCGCTTGTGCCGCTGCTGCCATTGGCTCCATTTGCTCCGCTGGTGCCACTACTTCCACTTGTTCCATTTTGACCAGATGTTCCGCTTGAACCATTTTGACCAGATGTTCCAGATGTACCATTTACACCACTGGTGCCACTTGAGCCAGTAAGACCACTGGTTCCACTGCTGCCACTTGAACCACTGGTGCCACTTGAACCACTGGTGCCACTTTCACCTGATGTGCCACTGCTGCCATTCTGACCACTGGTTCCACTACTTCCATTTTCTCCACTTGTGCCAGATGTGCCATTTACACCACTGGTACCACTTGAGCCAGTAAGACCACTGCTGCCACTAGTTCCACTTGAACCAGACGTTCCGCTTTCTCCAGAAGTTCCACTAGAACCATTTTGACCAGATGTACCGCTACTTCCATTTTGTCCGCTCGTTCCACTGCTTCCATTTTGGCCTGATGTTCCAGATGAGCCATTTACACCACTGGTGCCACTTGAGCCACTAAGACCGCTGGTTCCGCTTGAACCACTGGTTCCACTTTCACCTGAAGTTCCACTTGAACCATTTTGACCACTGGTTCCACTGCTTCCACTTGAACCACTTGTGCCACTTGAGCCAGATGTTCCACTGCTTCCGCTGGTTCCGCTGGTTCCACTACTACCATTTTGACCACTGGTTCCACTTGAACCATTAGCACCGGATGTTCCGCTGCTTCCACTTGAGCCGCTGGTTCCACTTGAGCCAGCAGCACCAACTGCTCCGTTGAGGTTTGTCTGCCAAACACTGTATGTTCCAGAACCAGAACTTGCGTATATAACAACACTCAAATCTCCTGTAGATGGATTATAAGACGATATAGTTCCATCCATCCAGTTACTTAGATCATATACTATAGTAATATCTTGTGTTATAGTATATGCTAATCCAGTTTCTACAACTAAGTTTATTGTTCCAGAACCTGTGATTGCTAAAGTTGTGGTTGAGTTACCGTTATATATGCTTCCATTTAGGCCGCTGGTGCCACTTGTGCCACTGGTTCCATTTTGTCCACTTGTTCCAGATGAACCACTAGTTCCACTTGTTCCGCTGCTGCCGCTTGAACCGTCTTCTCCGCTGGTTCCGCTACTGCCACTGCTGCCACTGGTTCCTGATGTGCCAGAAGAACCACTGCTTCCACTTGACCCACTGCTTCCGCTGGTGCCACTTGTGCCGCTGCTACCATTTTGACCACTGGTTCCGCTGCTGCCATCTGTTCCGCTTGTGCCACTAGTTCCACTTGAACCTGCTGTGCCACTGGTTCCACTGGTGCCACTTGTACCAGATGTGCCACTATAACTTAGTGCAAAAGATGCTGTAAGAGCCTGTAAAGCATAACTCGCAGTTCCTTGTAGGCTTCCTGTAACTCCACCATTAGCAACAAGAGGACCAGATACGGTCAAACTTCCTGTAACAAATGATACACTGCTTGTTACTATCTCTACATTCAATACCTGAACTTGTATTGCTGATGCGGTGATTTGTCCAAAAGTAACATTGTTTGTGTTATTGAAAGCAAAGCCACCATTATTGCTCAACTGTTGCGAACTTGTTATAGTACCACCACTGCGTGCATAACTGGCACTATTGGCAAAACTAGCATAACTGGCTGTTCCGTTTAGAATGCCTTCTACATAACTTGCTGTTAGAGCATTGAACGCCCAAGAAGATGTAGCAGGTAATCCAGTTACATATGATGCGGTTAGTGCTTGTAAAGCATAACTGGCTGTGCCTGTAACCAATCCTTCTACATAACTGGCTGTCTTGGCATAACTGGCTGAAATAGCATTATCAACTACAAATCCACCAGCAACTATCAAACTTCCACTTACGGTAACATTGCCTACAAAATCTACATTGCTGCCAGTAATGGTCATTACGTTACTGCCAGTAAGAATATATCTGTCTTTCCATATTGCTACTTGATTTGCTGTGCCTGCTCCAATAACAGGCTGAACATATTCTATGTCAGCATTCCAAGTAACGGTAAATGATATTTGACGGCTGTATATACCAGTTATAATATCAAACTCATCTACGCTGCTGTCTAAAACTATTTGTATTTCACTATCATATCCATTCAGTAATGATATGATAAATGTACGCATCTCTTCTGCTTTTTCTATTGTCTGGGCCTTGCAATCAAATGTAACCGTTTCATATCTTACACTTGGTCCATCCATCGTTTGTGTTCCGATGGTGTTGTCACGACTAAATACAACGCAAGGCAATTCTACGTTCTGGTTCTCAAACGTGCTTTCACTATAAACAGGAACCTGTAGATTATTATGAATTAGGCTGCGTAAGTTGTTATAATATTCTGTTATTCCTGCCATATGATTATTTTATTTGTAGATTACATTGAACACTATATCCCTATTATAAATAGCGGTGTTTATATCAAAATCGTTTGTTTCGGATGCTAATGCCATTTGATAATCATACGCATCTAATAGTGCTAAAAGAAAGTCGCGTATTTCTTCTACCTTTTCTATAGTTTTTGCTTTTATGCTAAAAACAACACTATCAAAATATGGACCAGAGCCATCCATTATTTGACTGCTGCTAGTTGATATTCTGCTAAAAACAATGGCAGGCAGGCTTACATTTTGGTCTTGATATGTGCTTTCTGTATATACAGGCACTTCTAGTTGCTGATATACAAGTTCTCTTATAAAATCGTATGAGCCAGATGGGTTCATTTTGTATATTTCTTTAGCCTTGACTCTAGTGCTTTTACAAACTTGTCAGTTAGTATTTGTGCATTATTCTGCATCGCATCTTCCATAAACTTATATCTTGGCTCTAATACATTAGCATAACGCCAAGGTACTCTTGGTCTGCCATTTCTATCTGTTCCTCGCACATTTTTACTAACACCTGTGATAATCACTACAGTGCCATCTTTTTCGTATATAAGTTTTTTTCTTTTGATGCTGCTTTGTAATAAGCCTGTATCTACTAAGCCATTGCTTTGTATGTTTCCTATCGCCGCATCAACAACTATTTTATTAGCACTATATGCCGCACTTACAATACTGCGTGCAGCAAACTCTTGACTTATACTTTGTAGTTTTTTGTCAAGTTCCTGTAGTCCTTTGATTTGTATTGATACAGCATCGGCCATTAGTTTCTTCTTTCACCAGTGGCTTTGATATAACCATCATATACTAGTTCATCAACATATACGACGTTATACTTGTTTCCATCATATGTTATGTTGGCTTTTTCAGTAACATTAGCATTATTACGCAGTGTAAAAATATATGTGGCTGTGTTGTATATATAGCCATTGTTTGTATTTTCGCCACCACCTTGTTTTTTTACATTGGCAAATAAAGATTGCGAAGCATAGTTCATTATGCTTTGACCAAATCTATCAACGCTGCTGCTGGTAGGATACTCCAGCATTATCTTTTCATCAAGTAAGCCGGGGTTCATATTATTGTGGTTTTACAAGTTTGTATGGAGATAATAGAGCATCTACAGTATAGTTCAGCGGTGATGTAGATATACCGATTGCTTGTGGCAATCTATTTTCATACCAGTTATTGACCAGTATCATTTGTGCTATTCTTACATTAGTTGGTATGCTGCCGCTGTTTGCTACAGTAAATGTTATGTTGCCGCTAAAATATTCACCTTCTGGAATATAAGAATACCAACTTGCTGCTACTTCTTTTAGTGAGCCAGTAGATACAGTATTTACCGTTTGAGTGCTCAAAAATATATCACCACTGCTGCTCCATACATACATACTATGCGTACAAGCAGTAAAATCTCTATTACATTCCGCAGTTACTTGTTCATAACTGGCAGTAATAAGCGAACTAATCAACGTGTCATCATCATTGAACTGAACACGTAAATAGTTTTTTGCTTCTGTTAGGGTAGGCCCGTAGTTTGATATATTTGTTCTGGTTCTCATATACTATAAATAGAGGATTATAACTATAAATAGCCTTATACAGAATAATAAATGGATAAAAAAAGGCCCGCATTGCTGCGGGCCTTAGTTATAGAGAACCTAACAAATATTAGGCGACGTTTGCGACCAACTTGACGAGCGAGTTGCCGTCAGTTAGAGCAGAGTCAAATCTCTTGTGTGCTCTCCAGCCGATATTGCCTTCAGCAGCATATAGTTCGTTGAGGCGTTGTAGCGAGTAGCCACCACGGTCACCGATTACGAAGTGCTGAGGATATAGCAATGCACCCATTACGCCAGTTGTGGACTGCCAAGTAGCAGGAGCGGCGTATGTAGTATATACTGGACGACCCAAGAATAGGTCTGGCTGACCAGCCTGAACGGAAACTTCCCACAGGTATGTACCAGCGGTAGAAGCCTTCAACTGACGCATCTGGGAAGCGAGACCATCGCCAACGATCCAGACGGCTTCCTGACGACGATTGCCTGGCATCTTGTAGTATGCAGCAATCATATTGTCCAGAAGAGCAGAACCTGTGCTTGAACCAAGGTTTTGGCTCAATGCAGCGTTTCCACCAGCAGTCGTGTAGCGGAGGATACCGCGTGGTTCATTTGTGCCTGAACCAGAGACGAATGCTTTTTCTTCCAAGTTGCCGAAGCCAATACCCATTTCAGCAGCGAGTGTGCTTTCCAAGTCGGTAGAAGCGTCCTGCAAGAGTTCTTCCGAGACCTTGATGAGGGCGGTAGCCTTATAAGCACCAAGTGTAGCAGAACTGAACGAAACGTCTGTTTCAGAGTATGAAGCAGATGGGTTCTGGTCCTTGAACACTGCGGTGACACCACTTCCAACGATTGGAAGAGTTGTGGTGCTGGTGGTCTGGATGGTGCGAGCACCAATACGACGCATTACAGAGTTCTGTAGAAGAGTGCGTTGAATGGTTTGCAGAAGAATGACAGGAACATTGACGCCACCTTCGCTGGTGCTGAAACTGTTCAACTGACGTAGTTCGTCGGTGTTGCCGGTGCGAACATATGTCAAGAAGGCTGAACGATATTCATCTTCACTTGGACCAGTTTTGCTGTTGATGGCACGCTTGTCTAGTACTTCACCCATCTTGCCGTTGATTGCGTCAAAGCGAACTTCGGCTTCAATCTGCTTGGTGAGTTTGTTGTATTCATTTTCCAAAGCGTCAAACTTTGCGTAGTCGCCTTCGGAACGTTTATCAGAGGCAATATCCATAATGTTTTTCATCTGGGAATATACCTCGTTGCGGGTTTTTAGTAGATTACTCATACTTATTTCCTTATTTTATTGTTATTGTTGTTTTTATTGACTGAGCACGAGGTTGTGCCTCGGCAAAAGTTTTATTTTTTATCCAATGATAAAAACTTGAAACGCAGGTCATAGTCCTTGCTTTTATCAGCCTTTTGTACTTCTGGCTGAACAACTGCTGGCGTTTCTGGTGCTTTGTCTTCTTTTCTAACTTCTGGAGCAGGAGCATCAACTTTTTCTCCTTGTTCCTTGTCCAAGTTTTCCACAAAATCTTCATTACGCATAACACTCAGCGTTGTTTCACTATATGCTGGGCTGGATACAACACTAACTTCACGTAGATTTAGGCTTTGTATTTCACGTATCTTTTCTCCGCTGCGAACATAGTTCTTGCTGCGTGGGCTGTTGAAGCCAAAACTAAAGCCACGTAGGTCTCCACGTTCAGCACTAACCAGTGTATCATCTCCGTATGATGTCTTTGGAACATCAATCTTTACATAAAGTCCATCAGCCCTGTCTTCCAACATTAGGGTTCCTGCTGACTTACGACCGAGCAAATAAACAGGATTATGCTCCTTGAAAGCCAATACATCATTCTTGTCTATGCTTTCTCTCAAAGCACCCGGCATAATGATTTCACGAAACTTGTCTCCGCTCATTGTGCGAAGTTCATTGCTCATACTATTATAAACTACGGCTCTGCCAGTAATGACACGATTTTCTTTGTCAATCTTGACATCCTCCATCATATATCCTCTGTATTCTAGATTATCTTTCATAGTATATAAATAGTATTATTGTTGTAAAATAGACCCAGTTGCTGGGGCATTGTATATTACGCCAAAGTTCAATGGACGAACATAATCATCGCCACCCTTTTCGGCTGGGATGTTGATGCCGCTGTCTTCTTCTTCATTGACTTGATTTGCGGTCATTACGCCGTGCTCAAGAGCAAATCTATAATATTCTATTCTGGTCTTGACATCGCCTCTAAGCAGTCCATTGACATTGAAATTCACATACACTTCATCGTCATCATCAAGCATTTGTTTTTGTAGTTGTTGCTCAATATTTGTGATGATTGGGTTTAGTGTGTATGTTACAAATTCTATAGCCTGCATTTCTACGCTGGCATATGTTGGTGTATTTTGCAGGGCCAACATATGAGCAGGAACTCTAAAAATATCTGCGGCAATGCGTTGAGCACTAAA